CGCGGCACGCACTGGTCTTCTGGCGATTCCGAACCATGCCAAGACTTACGAAGAAATCGTAATGAGATATTCCGTGAATTACGGAATCTGGCTTGAGGTCGCACACGACAGGAAGTACGCCATCATTACGCCATCCTTGCGGATCATTGGTGATAAGCTGATGAAAGACCTGTACCACTTGATTGACAGGATGCCGCCAGTATGATGCCGAATAAGATCGCGCAGACTTTGGCAGGAGACACCATCCTTGCTGCTCTGGGAATCACAGCGGATCGCATTCGTGAGTCGCAATCGTGGGATGAACGACCGAAAGATGGCTATTTCCTTTCGATCAACTTTGAGGAAATGGTTTTCTCTGGCGCACCAGGCGTTTCCAAGGGACCGCGCATCTGCACCATCGCCGTCCATCACCCTTGGGACATCGACAGGGATTTCTTCACACTGACTTCCATCCTCAATCGGGTGGACGAACTGCTGCTGCCCCTTGAGGACGTGGCGGGGTCGGACGGGTTGCGAATCACGATGATCCGGCGACAGGGTAGGTCTGGCAACCTGACCGACGAGGGATGGAAGACGATCACCCGCACAGCAACGTACGGCGTTTTGTACGACGAGTATGCCGCGTGATCCGATAGTATGGACACCGAACAAGGAGGAAGCTTGATGGCATCCGATCAGGCCATTGACCAGCCAGTCATTGACGAGCCGGTCATTGACGAACCGGAAGAGTCAGTGGTGAGTCCCACCGTCAAGGCTGCGGCCAAGAAGGCTGTGGTTCCAGAGGTCACCGACACCCGCGACGTGTCGCCACGGGCACCGAAGGCCGACATCAAGGGCGAGCGGGTCAGGGCCATCCCCGCCAAGGGTGGCACCACCGTCGAGGTCACCAGGGCCGACTTCAAGAAGCACGGCATCGACAACCCGAACGTCGTGTGGGATTTCCGCAAGGACAATTTCACCGTGAAAGTCGGACCCGTACTTTCCAAGGCAGCCGCAGACTTCCTTTGCGAGAACTTCCCAACGAGCTTTGAATACATGGGGCACTGATGTGCCGGATGTGCGGTGTGCGAGTAAGAAGCACGGCGAGGTAAGCGACAACTCAACAGGAGAGTTTTACAGAATCTGCGACAGCCGATTTTGTAAACAGAAACCAAACGAGGTTGTACTACACGTTTGGAATCTGGGCAAGATAACTGAAGATGGCACCTGTTACCCCATACAGACAAAACGGTTCAAAAGGCCGTGACATAAGGAGTCGAATATGACCACGCCGGTTACCGACGCACTTCCCTATGGTGTGCGCGACATCAAGCTCACGCAATACACCGACGCTCTGGGAATGGTTCTGGACACTGTTTCGGTGGAGCTTCCCTACATCCAGACGTTGAACTTCACCGAAGCCGAAGAGTTCGCAGAACTGCGCGGCGACGACAAGCTCATCACCACTCGTGGTCGTGGTTCGATGGTCAACTGGGACTTGGAGTCCGGTGGCATCGCAGCCGAAGCCTGGGCGGTATTCACGGGCGGTTCTGTCGTGGAAAGCGGTCTTGCTCCGAACCGGGTCGTGGAACTTCGCAAGAAGGCGACTCAGGCTCGTCCCTGGTTCCGCATCGACGGCAAGATCATCTCCGATTCGGGCGGCGACATTCTCGTTCGCATCTACCGGTGCCGTGCCAACGGTGATATCGCGTCGAACTTCGTGGACGGCGAGTTCACCACGACTTCGGTGACCGGTGTCGGCTACCCGCTTCTGGACGACGCGAACGATCTGCTGTATTCGATCTTCCGGCGTGAAACCTCGTCCATGCTGACGCTGACTCCTGACCCGAATCCGGTCCAGTCACCGCTCAACGTGGCGGTCGGCGTGGTGGGATCGACCACCGTCGATCTGACGTGGACCCCGGTTGTGGGCGCAACGGAGTATCTGGTCGAGTGGTCTACGGATGACTTCGACACGGTGTTGGGGGATTCAGACCCGACGAATCCGACTTCGGCCAACTACCAGATCACCGGACTGACGGCAAGCACCACATATCAGATTCGCGTCAGTGCTAAGGTCGGTACTCAGTGGTCCGATCCGTGCCCACCGATTCAGACTGCAACCACTTAAGTGGGAAGAGGAAGTTCCACTTAAAACTGAACATTCACTAGGAGTCCCAGGAGGCCAAGAATGACAGAGCAAGCCTACGCACCCGCCGATTTCGGTTCGCCCGTTGCTGGGCAGGTTCCCGAACCGGTGCGTAACAAGTATGCGGTTTCTGAAGCGTGGCAAAAGGGCAAGGAGTTCAAGAAGCCCTTCGACTACACGCTGGCGGGGAGCGGCCAAACAGTTCTCTTGCATCGTGTAGACATGGGCGACATCCTCAAGTTGGGTGTTGCCGACGAACTGGACTTCATGTCCAAGGCACTCATTTCCGCTGACGTGAAACCAGGGGAAGACCAAAACGCTGCTGAAGCAGTTGCCAATGTGGTGAAGAAGTCGCAGAACTTCGCTCAGATGGAAAAGATGATCAACGCCGTCGTTTCAGTCGGTGTGATTCAGCCGAAGCTGTATGAAATTCCTTTGCACGAAAACGCTCGACAAGCCGGTTTGATGTACATTGACGAAATCCCGTGGGAAGATCGCATGGAGCTTTTCGGCGTGATCTTTGAATCGGAGGGTTTGTCCACGTTTCGCGAAGAACAAGAGGCTGGTGTGGGAAACGTGGAACATGTCACAAGCGTACAGTTGCCTCCCGACGGACCTGTGGATATTCGATCCGACGACTCCTAGGGGTTTCTACTTCAACCGTGGTGTTTTCCACTTCGGTCGAAAAGTAGAAAATGACATGCAAGCCGCAGAACAAAGGGCACGGAAAAACAGAAAGCCAGGGCCAGGAATAGATAGATTAGCGAACGCCGCAAAACTTGGGGCACTTGAGAAGAACCTTGGAATACACATAAAAAGACACCGTGACCCCGGCGTAAGCGACATCAACACCAATCCTTTCTCGAAAGAAGGCGAAGAGAAAGTTCAATCCAAGGATGAAACTGTAGTTGTGGAAAGCGGTTTCTGAAGCCTGCAAAGGAGCGTGAATGCCTAATAATGATCTGGGCACCGCTCATGGCAAAGTACGGATTAACTACGAGAGTGCCGGTCAAGAGAAAGCCAACAAGGCTCTTGAGCAGATGCAGAAGCATCTGCACCAACTTGAAAAACAAGCCGACGCTCTAGACAAGAAGCTTCAAAAGCTCGACGGTTCTATTTCTCATAACGCCAGCAGCAGTAAATCTGCGAGCAGTGCGAACCGGAATATGAATGCGTCCTTCGGGGCGACCACAGCGACCGTTACGCGCATGATGCGCCAGTTCACAAAGATGAACAAGTCGCTTGATGATATAGCTAGCAGTCTTAAACAAACGAACCATCAACTCAAAGAGAACGCCATTGATATGGAGGATGGCGCTCGCGCAGCGCGAGGCTATTCTCTTTCAATTTTTGATGCCAGTAAAAAAGTTCGTACTTTCAACAAAGACGTTCAAACTCTTGCTCAAGACCTCGCTGCTCTGAATGCCATCGTTGTCAAAGGCAGTGCGGTCTGGCGCGGTTTCAGCGCGACAATGAGAATTCTTTCAGAAACCGGAGGTATGCAACGTACCACAAGTATCTGGCGAGCTTTGACCATTGCTGCCGGTGATTTCGCAGCAACGAGCAACAAAGCTGCCGGTGCGTGGGCTAACAGTATGCGTAACATCATGGGATGGACGCGCATTGGTGAACAAAGGGCACTTGGTCTTCGTGCCAGTATTACCCTCCTTGGCGGCGGCTATTCAATGCTTATGGATAAAATCCAGGGTGTTGACAGGGCTTTCTCTCTAGCCCCGCCGTGGGTGAGAAAGCTTCAAGCTGTCACTGGCGCAATGGTCAAGCTCGCAGCAGGAGCGGGTCTTCTTGGCGTTGGAATCGGCAAGTTAACAGTAATGCGTGAATTCGCTTTCAGCGGTTTTTGGCAGAAAATCGTTGGTGGAGTTCTTAGTGCCGAGAGTGCATTCGGTCGTCTAGGCGTTATGATTTCCAAACAGTTTGGGTCCAATCTTGGGGCAAAGTTCTTCAGAGGTATTGCCCCTATTCGCAAAGCGATGAAGGGTTTTGAGCTTAGTTCTGACAAAGCATTCAGGGGATTTGCGAAAGGTGCAGAAAGAAGTTCTTTCCATCTCTTAGGCTTCAAGAAGGGGATGGGTGAGTTTGCAGACAAGGCTGGAAAACTTGCTACTGGTCTAGCTCTTATCACGTCAAGCGTCAAAAACCTATGGCAGCGTTTCCAGTGGTTCTTCCGGTTGCCCAAGTCTCTCATGGCAGGCTTGGCAGTCTTCGTGTCACGGGTGTTGCCCAGCGCACTATACGGTTTGGGTAAGGCTTTCACTGCGGTCAGCAACGTCGTTGCCGGTCTATGGAACGGCATCAAGCAACTCACTGGCGGGTTGACGGTCCTGCCTGGTCTGTTCGCGACTATCGGGGCGGCGGTAACTTCACTGTTGCCGGTGTTCAAGGGATTGAAGGATCAGTTCAAGGATATTTTCTCCGATGATCCTGAAGCTGCGGCTGCGGCTTGGCTGAAACTTCCACGACATTTGAGGCCGGTTGCCGACGCCCTCGTTGCCCTTAAGAAGCCGTTCAAAGAGTTGCAGGAAAACCTGCAAAAGATTGCCTTTGCTGGTGTCGAGAAGCAGATAGAGGCTCTTGGCAAAACATACTTGCCGATTTTAGATAACGGTGCAAGAGGGGTTATCCGCTCCGTTCGTAGTGCCAAAGATGCACTGGTTAGCTTTGCTCTCACAGCAAAAACGCAAGAAGACATTGGCAATGGTTACCAAAATGTAGCCACGATGTTCAGCCACATGGCAGATGCCGTCAAGCCACTGGCTCGCGGTTTGCGAGACATGGGTGTTGTTGGTGTCCAGTTCCTTCGCGACCAGTCGGTATGGGCAGGAGTAGTCACCAAGAAATTCCAAGACTGGGCCAGATTCAACCGTGAAAACGGTCGGATGATGGACTGGATGATCGAAGCCAAGAATGGTGTTTACGATCTTTACAAGGGTCTTGAACAGGCTATCGCTGCTACTTACAAAATTCTTACTGCGTTCCAGACAAATGCCGGTGAAAACTTCTTGGAGAAGTTTGCCAATGCGATGGAACGCTTTAATCTGGCTGTTCAGCGTAGCCGTCTGACAGGTTGGCTTGCCAAGGTTCGCATTGCATTCAGGGACTTGGGCGAGAACAAGCTTCAAGATGTCAAGGATTTGATGCACACCCTTGGTGATGCTTTTCGTGCGGCAACACCATTCCTCAAAAACTTGGCTGACGCTTTCTCGGGCGTCTTTGTTGCGTCAATGAACCGGGCAATTTGGGTTATCGGTAAGTTCTTACAGGCACTTGACGAACTCCAACTTACTCCTGCTATCGGCTGGATTCTTGGTTTCGCTGGTGCGATTACTCTTCTTCCGAAGTATCTTGCGACAGCCATTGATGCCTTAAAAGGTTTTGGTGGAGCCATTATTGTTCTTGCAAATCGCAAGAAAGTGGTCGATGGAGTTACCAGTGCTTTTTCGTTCTTAGCGGACCAATTGGCAAAACTCGGTCCACTTGGGAACAGGGCATCACAGGGAATTATTCGTATCAGTGAATCCGCATCAATTTTGATTGGAAAGATTTCCAAGTTCACTGTCATTACGGGAATTATTGCCGCTCTTGCCTCCGCTTTCTATTTCGCAGCAAAAGAAGTTCGTGACAAAACAGAACAAATGAGTGGTGCTCTAGATCAAGCTGCATCTAGAGCAAAGAGTTTCAAAGCAGATATTCTTGACGCTTTTGTCAGTAATCGTGGTCTTCAGGGCGGCACCGTTGTAGACATCATGTCTAAGCGTCTTGAAAACTTCATGGAAGACCTGGACGCTGTTCAAAAAGCAACTCCCGGTTTTGGAACTCACATTGCGGAGTTCTTCAAAGACTTCTTTAATATCCCTGAGCAATCTAGAGAAATCAGTGGCATCCTTAACCCGTTTGGAGACACCAAAGCTCTTCAAGACGGCATTGACATGTTCAATGACAGCGATGTCATCAATCAACTTCAATCTCAGGGTGACAACGCAAAACGTGCTCGTGAAGAAATAAAGCGTCTGTCTGACGAGGGTTTCAACCTCAATCAGATGATGTTGGCGAGTGATCCGATTTTTAATCGTCAAATTGACGATCTGCAAGCTCAAGGAAAAGTCAGCAAAGAAACTGCTGATCTGCTGCGCGGTCTTCGTGATGAAGTCAGTGCTGTCAATAAAGACCTAGAAATGATGGGTCCAGCGGGGATCGCTGCGGCTGAAGCTTTCGATATGCTGGCAAAAGCCAGTGACAATGCCAGTGAAAAACTTGATGGCGTTCGTAAACTCCTGACCGCACTCGGGTTCCTCCAACGTGATGCCACCAATGCCGCAGCAGATTACGCAGATGCTCTTGATAGTCTGTCCGAAAATGTTGCCAAAGCCATCCAAGAAGGGGATGGCGTCGGCAATATATGGAAAGAAAACGGACGGCTCAATGTCGAGGGCAGTAAAACTGCTCGCCTATTGAACGAAGAGTTCAACAAACTTGGCGATACTTTCTTAGAAAACGCACTCGCTGGCAATGACATGAATGCCGCGATGAACTCGTTGGATTCCCAACTTGAGCAAATCGCCCCAATGCTGAAGATCAGCAAAGAACAGCTTAAGCAGTTCCTTGTTTCGACACAGGGTCTTGCTCCTGGCGTGATCAAGCTTGCACTACAGCTTGAGGGCAAGTCCGACATTGAACAGGCAATGGGCCAGTTCTTGATCAGCTTGCAATCTGTAGCCGCTGGCGGGGTTGCAGTTCCGATTCACGTTGAAGGTCTTGATCCAAAACGAGCAGCCGAAATTAAGGATCAAATCAATAAGGAGCTTGGAGTAAGTGCCCTTTATACCACTGAGGGCAGCAGTATTATCCAGATTGTTCCTGGGATTAAACTTGATCCAAGTCAACTGGACAAGATCAACAAATTCCTCGTTGATCATGGTTGGACTGTGGAGGGTCTTCCCGCACCGGCCAATCCACCGGAAATCAAGCCGCAGACCCCCGCGCCGCCAGCACCCCCACCTGGCGGGGTTCCGGCAACAACAGGACCGGCACCGGCTGCTCCTGCCCCACCACCCCCGCCACCGATTCAGGCACCACCCGTCGTCACGACGAAACTTGACGAATCTATCCAACTAGCCAAAGAAGAACTCAATAAGTTCGTTGGTGAAATTACAGCCAAGCTAGATTTGGGTCAAGC